AGTTAACAAGGGTGCTTCTCCTGCCGATGCAATGAAAGCAGTTAAAGAGGAAGAAGAACTAGAAGATGAAGAATTCATCGAAGAAGAAACTGACGAAGAAATCGTAGAGGCTAAGGAAGAGGAAGAAGAGGGCGGCAAGAAGAAAGGAAAGAAAGAGGAGGAAGAAGAGGACGAAGAAGACGAAGAAGAAATGAAGGAAGAATTTAACATCGATGAAGATGTTAATGCTCTTCTATCCGGTGAAGAACTCTCCGAAGAGTTCCAAGAAAAGGCACGTATCATCTTCGAAGCTGCTCTTACTTCAAGAGTTGCTCAAATTCAAGAGACTCTTGAAGAGCAGTATGCTTCTGCTCTCCTTGAGGAAGTAGAAGAAATTAAGACTGCTCTTTCCGAAAGAGTTGATTCTTATCTTGAGTATGTTGCTGACGAGTGGTTCAATGAGAACGCACTCGCTATTGAAAAAGGTCTTAAGACCGAAATGACCGAATCATTCCTCCAAGGAATGAGAGGACTTTTTGAAGAACATTATGTATCAATTCCTGAAGATAAATATGATGTGCTTGAGAGCATGGTAGAAAAACTTGATGAAATGGAGACAAAACTCAACGAGCAAATTGAGAAGAACGTTTCACTCAACAAGCGTCTCGCAGAGTCGGTTGCTGATGGAATCTTTGAACAGGTCTCTGAGGGTCTAGCGGCTACTCAGAAAGACAAGCTCGCTTCACTTGCCGAAAGTGTTGAGTTTGAAAGTGAAGAAGAATATCGTGAAAAACTGGAGACCTTGAAGGAATCATATTTCCCATCAAGAGTGGTTTCTCCTTCTGCAAGAACTGAAAGTCTATCCGAAGGCGTAGACAATGCACCAGAATCAATTTCTGGTACCATGTCTGCCTACCTGAAGACCTTATCAGCATTCGGCAAATAATTGAATTTAATATAATTCAAACCCAAAAAACGCACTTTAGTAAAAAGGTAAAAGCAAATGTTCCATTCCGAGCATCTGCAGGAAAAGTGGGCACCTCTCCTCGATCATGAGGGTGGAATCAAAGATTCTCATCGTAGAGCTGTAACCGCTGTCCTGCTCGAAAACCAAGAAAGATTTTTAAGAGAGCAATCAGCTTTCGATAGTGGTTCCATGAATATGCTCATGGAATCCCCAACCAACAGCGGTAACGCTGCTGGTGCCCAAGGTGGATTCGGTGGTGGCGCCAGCCTCGCCGGTGGTCCTACCGCAGGTTTCGATCCCGTACTGATTTCACTCATCCGTCGTTCAATGCCTAACCTGGTCGCTTATGACCTGGCTGGCGTTCAACCAATGAGTGGTCCTACTGGACTCATCTTCGCAATGCGCTCACGTTACACCACTCAGAGTGGAACTGAGGCATTCTACAACGAAGCAGATACCACATTCTCCGGTACTGACGCAGGTTTCGATACTACTCTTACCCGCGACTTTGCTGACGTTAATGCTGGTATTGGTACCACCATTCAGGCTGGTTCAAACCCATCACTCCTCAACCCTGTAGGAACCGCTACCTCAACCGCATATAATGTCGGTCAGGGTATGCCTACTGGTGATTCAGAGAACCTTGATGGTACCGCAGGTAATGCGTTCAACCAGATGGCTTTCTCAATCGAGAAGGTCACTGTTACCGCTAAGTCACGCGCTCTGAAGGCTGAGTATTCACTAGAACTCGCTCAGGACCTCAAGGCAATCCACGGTCTGAATGCTGAAGCAGAACTCGCTAACATTCTGTCTAGCGAAATTCTTGCTGAAATCAACCGTGAAGTCATCAGAACCATCTACAAGGTTGCTGAGCAAGGTGCTGTACAGAACGTAGCAACTCCTGGTGTATTCGACCTTGACGTTGATTCAAACGGTCGTTGGTCTGTTGAGAAGTTCAAGGGTCTGCTCTTCCAAATCGAGCGTGATGCTAACGCAATCGCACAAAGAACTCGTCGCGGAAAGGGCAACATCATCATGTGCTCTGCTGACGTTGCTTCAGCACTGACCATGGCTGGTGTTCTCGATTACACCCCTGCACTCAACGCTAACCTGAACGTTGATGATACCGGCAACACCTTCGCTGGTACCCTCATGGGCAAGTTCCGCGTATACATCGACCCATATGCTGCTAACCTGACCTCAGGTAACGCAACTCCTGGTAACCAATACTACGTTGTAGGTTATAAGGGTTCTTCACCTTATGACGCTGGTCTCTTCTATTGTCCTTATGTTCCTCTCCAAATGGTTCGTGCCGTTGGTGAGAACAGCTTCCAGCCCAAGATTGGCTTTAAGACCCGTTACGGTCTTGTTGCTAACCCATTCGCTGAAGGCACTGACCAAGGTCTCGGAAGACTCCGCGTTAACGCTAACCGCTACTACAGAAGAGTCGCTGTTAAGAACCTCATGTGATCTATTTCACATAAATTCATTAGAGAGACCCGAAAGGGTCTCTTTTTTTATCTAAATACTTAAAAAACGATGTCTTCCAAACAGATTGAAAATAGAAATTTTCTTTCGTCAGTTAATTTTAAATTATCATTGAACCGAACACCTAAGGTTGCTTTCTTTTCCAATCAAGTTTCAATACCAGCAATCTCATTGGGTGTAGCAATACAACCAAATTACCTGAACGATATACCAGTACCAGGTGATAAAATGGTATTTGAGGATTTCACATTGAGATTTTTAGTTGATGAGAATTTGGAAAATTATATGGAAATTCAGAATTGGATAAGAGGTCTTGGGTTCCCAGAAAGTTTAAAAGAAATATATGATTTTCAAAATTCAAACGAATCATTCGAACAACCATTTAAATCAGATTTAAATCTATATTCTGATGGAACTTTGATTGGATTAAATAGTGGACTTAGATTTAACTTCCAAGTTAAATTCAAATCAATGTTTCCAACATACTTGTCCCCACTAGAATTTGACGCAACAAATACAGATACTCAATACTTCACAGCAGATGTAACATTTAAGTATTTGGTGTATAATATCTTAGATAAGAATGGAAATCCATTAACCTCCGAATGAACTTATAATAATTATGAATATTGATTTAGATACAATTCAGTTAATGTGGGAAAAAGATTCCAAAATGGATATTGATAATCTACATACAGAATCTTTAAATATTCCCATACTTCACGCAAAATATTTTGATTTATACAATACTATCAATTTGCTGAAAAAGAAATCTGAGCAGCAAAAGAAAAAGATAAGGCACGAAAAATACGAATACTTTACTGGGAAAGCAGACCCCGATGTTTACGTGGAGAATCCATTCCCTAAGAAAATTAGAGATAAAGAAACTCTACAGGGATACTTAGACTCTGATGAGAAACTTTCCCAAGTAGCACTAAAAATTGAATATTATGAAACCCTACTAAATTATATTGAAAGCATTTTAAAAATGATTCAAAACAGAACATATCAAATCAAAAATGCGATAGAATTTGTTCGGTTTCAGTCTGGATTGGGGTAAATAAATACTCATAGCAATAACAATGTTATGAGTGACGTAATTATTGAAAAGAAAAATGAGGTTTACTTAAAGTTAGATTGTGAACCTCATATTTTGTATGAACTTCAACCATACTTCACTTTTGAAGTAGAGTCTGCGAAATTTATGTCCCAGTATAGAAGCAGGCACTGGGATGGAAAAATTCGTCTACTAAGCACTCATACTGGAGAGATATATGCAGGTCTTCTTCCTAAGGTAATTGATAAGTTAGAAAATCACAATTACAAGTATCAATTTAAAGAAAATAAATTTTACGGACAACCATTTGAGATAAACGAAAATATCTCATATGAGGGTGTGAAAGATTATATGAATTCTATTTGTACTCATTCTCCACGGGAGTATCAAGTAGAGGGAGTATACGACGCTCTGCGACATAACCGAAAATTGCTGATATCACCCACAGCCTCAGGAAAATCCTTGATGATTTATTCCCTTGTACGGTATTACGTAGATAAAGGGCAAAAAATTCTCTTAGTTGTTCCGACGACATCTCTTGTAGAGCAGATGTACAAGGATTTTTTAGACTATGGTTGGGATGCTGATTCATATTGCCACCGTATCTATTCGGGTAGAGAAAAGACTAATGAATATCCAGTTACAATTACTACTTGGCAATCTGTCTATAAATTAGAACGTTCATTCTTTGAGGGTTATAATGTCATTATAGGAGATGAAGCACATTTGTTCAAGAGCAAATCTCTGATTGAGATTATGACTAAACTTCATCATGCAAAGTATCGTTTTGGTTTTACTGGAACCCTTGATGGAACACAAACTCATAAGTGGGTTCTGGAAGGATTATTTGGTCCATCATATAAAGTAACAAGAACTGATGAGTTGATGAAGCAAGGTCATCTTTCTCAGTTAGATATTCGATGTCTTGTTCTTAAACATCAACCACAGAAGTTTGAAACTTATGAAGATGAGATACAATATTTAATCTCTCATGAACAAAGGAATAAGTTTATAACTAATCTCTCTTTAGATTTAAAAGGAAATACTCTTGTTCTTTTTAGTCGTGTTGAATCACATGGAGCAATACTCTACGAAAAGATAAATAGCAATAAGCGAGATGATCGTAAAGTATTTTTTATTCATGGAGGTGTTGATACTGAACAAAGAGAATTGGTTAGAGAAATTACGGAAAGAGAGTCTAATGCAATTATCGTTGCTTCTTATGGAACTTTCTCCACAGGTATTAACATCAAAAACTTACATAATGTGATATTCGCTTCTCCAAGTAAATCTAGAATTAGAAATCTTCAATCTATTGGTAGAGTTCTTAGAAAAGGAAAAAATAAAACAAAAGCAGTACTATATGATATCTCAGATGACTGCACATATAATTCGAGAAAAAACTATACTTTAAATCATTTAATTGAGCGAATTAAAACTTATAATGAGGAGAACTTCAATTACGAAATAATCACCATACAACTTAAGAAAGCATGATCGAAGAAGATTTTTACTGTACTGTTAAATTAAAAACAGGCGAAGAACTATTTGCTAAAGTAGCAGCTTCAGAAGAAGAAGATAGGACATTCCTAATCGTATCAAGTCCTATTATTGTATCTGAAGTAAAAAATAGAACAGGAACTGTTGGATATAAACTTGAACCATGGTTAAAAACAACCACGGAAGATATGTTCATTATTAATATTGAAGACGTTATAACTCTCTCCGAATCTTCTGATATAGAAATGATAAACATGTATCAAAACTATGTTAGGGAATATGCAAGAAAGAAAAATAAAGAATCCAAATTGAGTCGTAAGATGGGATATATCTCTAATGTTAATGATGCTAAAGAGATTCTAGAGAAGCTTTATAAGAAAAGCTAAGTTATAACTTTTCAACCTCGACAAAGGTTATTATACAGAGTTTGAGATACCTTGTCAACCATTTGTTTACGTGGTATAATTTATACATAATAATGATAAAAACTTATGATAACCACAGCAGTCATGACCAAGAGAAAGAGGTCAGAACATTACGTCAACAATAAAGAGTTTCTTGCCGCTCTAATTAAGTATCGCGAAGATAAAGAAATCGCACAAATCCAAGGAAAACCAAAACCTCCCATTCCTCGCTACATTGGAGAGTGTTTTCTGAAGATTGCTAATCACCTTTCCTTCAAACCAAACTTCGTGAACTATATGTTCAAGGAAGATATGATTTCTGATGGTATTGAAAACTGTGTGCAGTACATTCACAATTTTAATCCTGAGAAGTCACAGAATCCTTTCGCATACTTTACTCAAATCATTCACTACGCTTTCCTTCGCCGCATTCAAAGAGAAAAGCGTCAGTTAGAAATCAAGAATAAAATCCTAGAGAAATCTGGATATTCTGAA